CAATAGCAGCATCTTGAGCAGCAGTCCATTGTTTAGGAGTTATATCCGAAAGAAAATTAAATGCTTTTTTACCAGCATATTTAAGAGGTTTCTCTAAAACATTTGGTAGAAGTAATAATCCTGCACCTATAGCAGCTTCTTTATAATTACCTTTTCTAAGATCATTAGCTGCTTCCAAACCTTGTTTAACATCGCCAACAACTGGTGTAAAATCTGCAATAGTTCCCATAACTTCGTTGGCACCACTATAGTCAAAAGCGCTGTTATAATCCTTTTGTGCATACACATTAACGTCAGGTAGTATCACACTTCCAGTATTACCGTTCCTAGTTGTAATAGAACCATCTGGGTTGATATGCATGTCTTCATTAGACGCATACTCCTTTACACCAGAATCTTTACCGTTCTTAAAACCTGGTAACTTAAACTAAAACTCTTTACCCTACAACATGTTATTCATGTTCTACTCAAATGATTTCTTTATAAGACTGTTAGATTCTAAATATTCAGGTCTTGTGATTAAAGGAGCTTTTGTTGGAATTGGAGTGTTAACAAAAGGTTCTTTATTTATAGGGTCTCTATTAATTGGTTTAGCAACTCTAGTAGATACAACAGGTTGTTCACTCTGTTTTTTCAAATCTTCAAGTAATACTTCTACTTCATATTGACTAGGATTTGCAGCCATATGTGCTTTAACAGCATTACTTATACTTGACATAGCTGCCAAGCTCTATGCGTAATGTTCAACAGAATCTTCATAATAACCATTGTCTTTTAATGCTTTAGCATACTATACTGGATTCTTTGCTTTTACCGCATTTGGATATTTTCTCTTTATCAAAGATACATATTCCTGTGCGAACTAATCGTCGTTTTTGTATTTCGCATATTTAGTAGCACTAGTTCTAATACCAGCATAATTATGATTATTAATCGCATTAAGACTGTTTGCATAGTTACTTTCCCACGCTAACTGTCGCATCATGTTATCATAGGTGTTGTTAGAATAGATACCTTGCTTGTGTAGCTCTCTGTATATTCGAGGACCCATCTGTGCAGCGAACGAACGGAACTTATCTTTTCCTTTTTTATATTTTGGTAAACTATCAGTGTTAGATTTAACATTCTTATCATATTCCGACAAAAGCTGTTGTAACTTGATGTTATCTTCATCTGATAATTTCTAAGAGTCATACCACTCGTTATATTGCTTTTCTTCTGCGGCATGTGGATTATTAAGATTATAACCAGTATTTTGATTTAAAGGCTTACCAATTAAATCCCAATAAGACTTTCCTGTTTCCCTCTAAGCCTAAAGTAATTCAGAGGGAGATGCATAATTCCCCCTCATAATTACTTCGTTTTAGTTGAACTTTCTCCAGCAACCCTATTTTTCAAAGCTGTTCTGGCTTTAATCTTTTCTCTCTCTAATGCAGCATCATCTTTCTGCTTTTGCAGTTCCATTTCATGCTTCATACGCTTCTTTTCAAGATCTATCTTAGCGTCTTCTATTTCTCGCTTCTATCTAGCTTCATAACGCTTCTGATAAGCATCCTGATCAATCTTACGTTGAGCAGTAGCGTTCTTAGCAATCTCAACAGGATCTATAATACCGTTATTGTTAATGTCTTTTTCTTCACTACCACGGTATGTAGAAATCTCAGCTACAGCAATCTTAGTCTGGTTATCAGCATCAATCTTATATCTCTGAAGATCCATTTCAGCTTCCTTAAGCATAAGTTCTTGTTCCTTAGCTTCATTAGCCATTTGCTGTAATTGCATCTAATTCTGTTGTTCCTGTTCAGCTTGCTGCTGTTGAAGTTGATCTTGACGATCCTGCATCTCCTTAAGTTTCTGTTTAATGATATTGAAATTGTCATTAGTAAGGATTTCTGCGGCTTCAAGTAAGCTAGCACCGTTCTGCATAGCAGGTTGAATAAGCTGTTGTAATTTCTGAATATTTTCTAGATCTTTAGATGTATCACTTACGAAAACATCCATATCCTCATAATAGAACTTAGAAGGTATGTTAATAAATGCACGCTCACCGTTGTCGAATATATATTGTAATTTAGTCTTCTTATTCTCTTCCCAAGCACCTTTAGCCGTGTTAAGCAGCATATTAAGTACACGTCTCTTACACTGATTGTGTACCCAGAACAATGGTTCTGTTATATGAGAAGACTGAACTACAGAACGTTCAACGTTTCCGACAAGTTCAGATGAGCTAATCGCACCTTGACGTTGTTCTGTTATTCCAGACAAAGTACCTGCTAAATCTTCAATCTTATCCATTAGCTGTATATACTCAGCTATTACATTAGACATTGTTAAATCCAATGATGTAATCTGATTGAATGACGCAGGCTTACCTCCTTCACGTCCAGGAATGTTCCAACCCTCTTCGTATGGGTTAATAAAGTTTACACCAACAGAAGACAAATAATGCATCCATCTATCTGGGGTAATATTCATTGATTTAGGTATCTGGGTAATATCCATGTTTATAACCTTACCTTTATCACGAGCAATAGCTAGCTCGAGACGATACCATAGTACAATATACATGTACTGCAAAGGCTTTAAAATACTAACAAGTGATCTAGGCTTACTGTTAGTATTACTATAAACAGCTCCACAATAAGGAAGCTTTTGACTATTAGGATTATCTATGCTTATATGTTGGTATGCTATAGGCTGTATTCCGAAGAACAAATCAGAACCTGCTCTATATCCTTCCCATACCTCTACTACCCATCCTGGCTCTACAGAAACCTCTGTGCCAACTGGTTTATAGAACTCATCAACTATTTCAGTCTGAGTTTCTCCGCTCTCATCCATAATAGTTACATAATAAATCTTTTTGAATGACTTCCAGCAACAATGCCAAACATTGACGTTATACCTAGTCTTTTCGTCATATGCAGGATTGTCATAGATATGCATATTAATATGGTTGAAGTTATCAACTGGATCCTTGTCACCGATAAAGTTAGTAGGTTTACCAGTGAGCATTTCTTGTAGCTTATTTAAATCCTTCTCACTTAATTTGTCAGAATATCTATCATATATCTCAAATATAGGAAGTCTCATCTTTCGACAACACCATGATCCATCTTCGATGAATTCAAGATCAGGACTTTTATCATAAGAGAAATATATAGGATTTACACGTTCCATATAAGGATCTCCATTCTGTACTCCTACATAATATACTTCGTGTCCTGCGATAAGAGCGTCTTTCCATCCTTTGATGAACTCATTATCAAGACCAAGCTATTCTCTTAGATATACTATTGTATGGTATGCTGTATTTTCTATAACATCTTTATAGTCTCTACGCATATATTTTCCTATCTCTTCTGGAGGCATTATCTCACCATCAGCAAGCTGCTGCTGGAAATGCTGTTGATCTTCTGGACTCATACGAGCCATAATAGCGCCCATCATATAGTCGACAAGCATCTGTTTCTCTTTCTCCATCAACTCTGATGTAGCCTCTTGAGAAGTTCTAACCACTCTAAAGTTTAGTGGCCTCTTAGTTTCTTCACCAATAAGTAAGTCTATCTTTGGACGTATAATATTGAAGTCCTATGGTGAAGCAGGAAAACCATCCTGTACTTTAAACGGGTTTGTAATACGTTTAAAATCTTTTTCGTCGAAGATACTATTATAGAGATCATAGTAGGTCTGTAACTCTCCGAATGAGGATTTCTATGTTCCTCCAGAGACAATATTACCTTCACCTATAATAAAGTTCACACAATCGTGCTACCATTGCTCATCCTTCTTTGAAAGAGGCAACTTCTATTGCGGGAAGTTCGCATTGTATAAATTATCTTCTACTCTTATCATTTGTTAAAATGTAAATGTCGGTATATAGTCTTGTGTATCTCCACCATCATCCTAGAACCATTGGTTACTAAACAGTGGCATTTCAAAGAGTTCAACCTGTTTGTTTTTTTCTTTTGCAGCTGATACCTTCACCTAATACAATTCTTCTCGATATATCAATGTCATACACAAAGCAATGACACGGTCAACGTTTCGGACTTGATCGTCCATTATCAACTCTTCAAGTAAAGGTTCACTGTATACTCTTTCTAGATTAGGATGTCCAGGCTCATATTCTTCCTCGAGCCATTCTTTGATCAATCCTTCTCCATACTATCTTATCTACTTTGTCATATGACAACCTTTTCGTCTTTGTACTTTAGAATCTTTAAATACCTCTGTAAGTACTTTATCTGGTTGGTCAGCTAGTAGATAGTCACAATGTTTATTAGTAAAATATGGATAAATACCCTTACGCTCATTCTCGAATAGCAAACGAGCATTATATAATGTCAATAGCTTTCTAGCGTTCTCATAGTACTCTTCAGCCGTAGCTGGTCTACCAGAATATTCCGCTACTATAACATCTGTCCAAGCTTCTCCAGCTTTAAATCTCTTATAAACAAACATTGAACCAAGTGAGTTAGTAAAACTCTCATCATGGTCATAAGGGTCCATTCCAGCTATATATAAACCGAACGGAGGATCTTTAATCGGGTATTCCCATATAACAACAGATCCTTCTGGTTTCTTATCTTTAGGTAATGGATATTCTGTTATATCGCCTTGTTTCTTTTCAGTAGCTTTTACATTACCATTACCATCCCAAGAAAGATCTACAATATGTTTCATGCTTTGGAGCTTCTTATTAGTTCTGATTCTAGCTAATTGCTACATTAGTAACTTTTTAGGGAAAATATTTCCACCAATTTCCAAGATTGATTCCTGAGGCGTAAGAGGATTCTCTGCTACGTATCTATCTACCGTAACTTGTTCTGAAGCTCCATCTTGAACCTCTTTACGCTTATCTATACAGTACTAAATTGCTTTCTCTCTAAATGAGTTACCATCTTTATCCATACATACACGTTGACGTGTTACTGGATCAATTGTAGTAACGTTAGACCAAGCTGGTACAAAGAATCCTGATTCCTAATCAGATGCTTTCTCATCCCATATATTTGGGAATGAAAGTATATTATAACCTTTAGGGTGATAGAACATCTCTTTCAATCCCTCAAAGTCAGCACCCTCAGAACCACCAGTACCGAACGCAATCATAGTACCGAATGCATTACCTCCAGAGTCTTCTACTGAAGGTCTTGCTATTTGCCAAGACTGTAAGATGTCTTTAAACTTACCAGCCTCCTCCCATAAGATCAAACGTCCACGAATACCACGGACACGATCTGGGTTGTTCTTAGTTGTTATTCCTATTATTGAAGATTTATAACCGTCTATAGTCTATTTACCAAATTCGTCAGTAATACGGAAACCAGAAGTTCTTTTCTTCTTAGTGTCCTCAACACGTTGTTTAGCCCAAGCAGTATGTTTATCTATAAAGTCCATACCTTCCCAAGCTTTTGTTAATAAACCATCGTTTAACAAATAAGAATCCTCTGAAGCGACAGCAAAGTTTTGAGAACCTTTTATTAATTCGTAATTACGAACAAGCATAGAAGCGCCTTTAAACGAATAACCTCTACCACGAGCTTTTAGTACAACCATGTGTTTACCAAGGTCTTCTGCTTCTTCTATAGCATTAAAATAGTAATAATCGTAATCGTAAAAATCAGCGAACTCCAATGTTCTTATAAATCGAGTTCTTTCGTTTCCGTGTCTGTCTGTATATTTTGTTTCAACCAAGCGTTGAATTGGGAAGTAATTTAAATAGAAGTAGTGGTAGCCTGAAATAGAATCTCCATCTGGAGCAACATACCCATGCAGGCATCTTTCTGTCTCCTAATCCCAATATTGTACATAATCGGTTGTTCCAACAGGAGCTAATGTGTAAGTTCCATGTTCTTGGTAGAATAGAGCCGCTTGACGGAATTTGTCAGTATTATGAATCTTCTAATTAAAATCTACCATGATTGTAAATGTTATTCAGACTTGTTGACAATCTCGCCAGCACCAAACCAAATACAATATTTATCAGGGTCGTATTTTGGTTTTAGTTTTTCATCGCAGTATTTATATGCTTCAGCGATTGTCATATAAGACTTCTTAATGTGTTCTGTTTTTCGGAGACCGTCTTCATCTCTTTCTCCATCAAGAACTGTATAATAGAAGTCAATCTACATTTTTTTATTCTCGTCCATATTAATTATCTTTCGTAAAGTCCAATTGTACCACCACCTTTGACTTTACCTGTGTTTAATTGTTCTGCTTTAGCTTGCTTTAAAGCTATATCCAAAGACTTAACAATTCCTCCAACATCTTTAAGAATTCTAGTAACTTTAATTGCTGTGTCAATATCCATAGCAGTACTAGAATAATCAGTAAGAGCTTCTATCAATCCTTCAGCAGCAGTTTGAGATGCAGCTAATAGACGAGTACTAGGAGTCTCCTAAAATTCACGGAAACGTTTCATCAACGTTTTAACGTCCTCTGTCGGCTTATAATGTTCGTCGCCAAATACATCTTTAGCTACTCTGGCAGGTCGTTCTTTCTCTGGATATGCATCATATGGAGTATTCCATTTAGTAAGCCATATAGCATATTCTATTTCCTTCAGCGCCTACTCTTTATTTTTAGAGTTATTAAAATGATCTTTAAAGGGTGGTATAGCTAGATCATCTGGGCTGAGTTTAATCTTTGTTCCTTGTATGTCAAACATAGTGAGGTTATGATTAATAAATCTATACAAAAAAAATAAGCCTCCCTATTTATGCTGATCTTACGAGAAGCATGGGAGGCAATTCCTTTTATAGTGTTAATGGTACGACAAAAGATTCCATTAGCACTTTTTATTAGTTCCCCAGTTGCTATCGAAAGCATACCTCTAAAAGGTACTGGGGCAATTTGAAGTATGAAACATTATTACAACGTATAATTGTTGTAATATGGTTTCATCATAATGTAATTTTTTTACATTCTCGGTATTTAATTGTAGAAATTTAAGCTTACAATGAATAAATGATATTCTATGTCATTATGATTCTATAATTCTTTCTGACAATCTTACTTGTTCACCAGTTTCTCTTATCTTTATTAATGCGTCCATATTTACGTTAACGTCTTCTGCAAGCAAAGGATCGGTATTAATTGTTATAGGAGCAATATCTATTGTAGTACCAGATGCAACATTTGTCTTGCTAACCTCAGCAGCATTATTATACAATGTAAATGTTACGTTAAAAGTATATTGTCGATCTGCGGTAAGTGTAACAGGTAGTGATGTAATTCTGATTACATCATCCTACGGGAAATCATACGCCACTTCGCCAATAGTCATACCAACGCTTACAGATGGCTGTGGTGGTGTAGGAGCAGTTAGTGTTATCATTACTGGGTGGTTCTGCCCAGATAGATTACAAGGCATATATCTCCACTCTCCCGTAATCAATTCATTGATGCTTGACTGAAACACCTTGACACCATTAGGTTCGAGCCTTGTAGAGTCAACGCTACTTGCTGAGAATATTACGGGCATAACGTAATAGTTGCCAGTTGCCATATCAGTAGATGTTTTAATTCTAAACTTATCGTCACCCAACACTTCGTCTATCCTTCCGCATATACACACCCAGCAAGAGCCTGTGCTTGTAGTCCACGAACTTGTTGGGTTCATAATAAAACCTACGCACCATTCATGCTGATTGCCTCCACCATAATATTCCATTCTCGAGAAAAAGTCGAGGTCTAACCCCATGTACTCATACAGAAAAGAGCATGGTAAAGAGTTTCCTCTTGTAATTGAAGTGCCATTATCAATATCAATACCAAACCATGATTGCATATTGTGATCATACCCCTCAAAATCAGATAATCTATATGGTGCATTTATTGGGATATACCTAAAATCAGTACTGCTTGCGCTTAACCTTATTACCTCGGCTGCATGATGAGACATACCTCCGTCTATCACCAAACCGTAGTTTTGATTTCTAAACTCAGCATCTGTAAGCTGCTGAACCTTTGGGTTAGTCTGTGTAGGATAGTAAATAGGCTTCTTAACACTCCATTTGTTAATCTTACTACTCTTACACAGAGTGGCGAGGTCAGTAGAACTATCGCCTAACACCTGCTGCACATCATACATGCTCACAGGCGCCGTTATTTTCCCATTTTGTTCCATATCCTTATCCTTTCTTCGTCATGTCTATTTCATTTCTCAGTCTCTCGTACGCCTCTTCAAGTTTCTTAATCCTATCTTCTTGTTCGACAACCTTCTTAGCTATTGTTATTGTACCTAACAATGCAGCAACATCGTATTGCATAGAGAGATTGCCATCCTTTCCTTCGTGTACTACTTCTTTCAGTTTCTCTTCCCAGTACTGAGCGATCGTACCAGCTTGCATTCCAAGTTCTTTATTATTCTTCCATTCGAACTTAACAGCAGGTGCTTCTGCGAATGTTTCAATAGGTAAGTCAAGATTCTCTTTAATGTCCTTAAGACGTTTATCAGATGTTGTAGAAGTAGCTAACGCTGTTACATAACCGTCTGATACGATTCCTGTAGTTGCATGTATCGTGCCCGTTACGT